ATAGGAAAACGCGTCTCCCTTTTCTTTTGACCATTTCGGTGCCGCTTCTAATATACCCACCCAGGCTTCTTGTGACAAATCATCATTAACGTAATTTCTACGAAGAAGTTTATAGCGGCCAATTACGCCTGAAATAAGCTTCTTGAAAACTGGAGCAAGCTCCTCAATGATTTTCGGGTTTCCGGTTTTTTGAAATTCAATGATTCGCTCCTCGACATGATCGTTGTCGAAGTACATCTTTTTCATTTGAGTATGTTATAGATCTTAGCCTTATTTTCATTAAAGACTTGATCCCAATCCTTTCTGCTGAATTTAACGAGACCTTTTTCATCATCGCTTGTAATATCAGCATTTAAGTTCAATATATTAGATCGACCAGTTGTCAACCTCTTTTGAGCTTTTAATAATTCATATATAGTGAGGGTTTCATCAAATGTCCCTAGGTCGTGGTTGAATATCAAAGGAATTTCGAGCAGAGGTGTAAAAGCCTTGTTTTTTATTGATTTCGCTAAAATTTTCTTTCCTGTAATACCGGCTGCTTCATCTATCTTCACTGTATTGGTGGCGGATAATCTAATTCTTTGAATAGCGGCATATTTTGGAGCATGTCCCCCTGGTGAAGTGTATTTCTCCCCAAATGTTTGGCCAACATTTTCTCTGACTTGGTTAACAATTAAGAGAGTTACTTGAGCCTTCTGAATTGGGAGTGTGAGCTTCCTTAGTCCCATCGAATTGACTCTGGCTCTGACAGCCATTTCTTTTGTATACTCATCACCCTCTTCCATTTCTATTTCTTTTTTAGACGGTGTTTGAGCAAGAGAATCCCACACGATTAGAGCGGGACCTTCCCATGATTTTGCTGTCATCTTGGATTTAAGAACTTCTCCGATTGTATCATATACATCTTCTAAACAACCAGGTTGGACATAAATAAGTTTTTCTGTGTCGACACCTAGCATTTTCAGTCTAGCCATTGAGGTTGCAGCTTCTGTGTCTAAGTAGATTACAGGCATATCTCTTTTTTGTGCTTGTGCTGCAACCATTGCGGCAAGTGTGGATTTTCCGGAAGCTTCTAATCCAAGAACCTCTACAACACCACCGATGATAATACCTCCACCAAGCATTTTATCAAGTCCCATAAGACCTGTCGATATGAAATCAAATGCATCAATAGAAATAGGATCAGCAGAGCCAAATATTGCTTCTCTTATTTTGATGAGACTTGGCTCTTTTACTTTTCCGTTAGTTGATTCTTCTTTGCCTGCTTTAACTTTCATTTACTTGCTCCTCTTTCTTTTTCTAAAAGACAATACATTCCAATTAGATGCCATTCAACAGACCCGACCTCTTTTATGTGGCTATCTTTTATTGGTCCGTTGTCGTCCCATTCTGTTAAAATATTAGTATGATCTTCCATGAACTTATCCATTTCTTTAAATAACCACGGATAATCTCTCTTCCAATTAGAATATGTGCATCCTCTACACATTAAAATGGTACATCTTCTTCTGGGGGATCATTAACATTACTCGGCCCAATACTTTCAGATTCATCACCCTCAACAAACGGCTCATTTCCTCCCGGCTTATAATCAGAAGCTGGGGGAGCAAAACCCTCTAGAGTCGCCTTAAGCTGTTCAGTTTTATATTCCATCTTTTCATGAGAAACTCTTTGCTTCTCAGCATCAATAATTTCCTGCTCGAAGCTTTGGAGAGATGTAAGGACGGCATTTATAGTTTCGGGATCACAAACAACCTGCTGTTCAATAAGCTTGTTGAGAGGTTTCCTATTAACTGAAACTAGAATGTTTTGGTATCCTGTACTATCGGTGGGAATAGCAACTTCGGAGTTGACATCTATATCAAATTTTCCCTCTGAATTAGTGAACAGCTTTACTCTGTGCCGAAAAGCATCAATAAGATTGATTTCTTTATCGGTCATAAGTTTAGCAATTTTTTCCATCAAATTTGCATACAAATAATCTTGGAACCATGCAACCTTGATCTTCTTTTCATGAATGACATAGCATATGAAAAACTTGGTGGGAACTGCCATCTTGAACATCATTTTAGGAAGACGAGTTTCGGCCATCCACTGGCAGATTGCGCACCCTGTGCAATTAATTCTGATGGGTCTCAGTCTTGCATAATCACGCATGAAATCATATGTTCCAAAGTGAGTATTGACTTCCTCAAACGGATAATCAATTTCACATTCATCCGCTTCAAGGTCTATAGACACAACTTTTGGGACGATATAAAACTCGTAATTGTTGTTCTTAACAAATTTAATGAAATCAACGGAGCCGAAAGCTCCTCCGCCATTTGAGATATGGCGCTGGTGAGTCTGCTCAAATGTCTCTTTAGGTCTAATTTTCATCTTTCTACCTCCATGCTAATAGTTTAATTATAACACATCATACAAACAATGCAATTGGTTCAGAAAATTTTATTTATTGACCCGGTATAAAAATAGGAAGACCTGATTTAAAATCATCTCCTCCCCTCCACCAATTAACTCCAGTGAAATCTTCTATTCCGCCTCCACTGTCAAGAGAGTAACAAACAAACCCAGGAGCACCCACTTGTGAACCAAAATAGAGAGAGGCTGTCCACGACATTACTACAGCACCATTTATTGATACTTTCCAATTATTTTCAAGATCTGTAGATAGGCGTATAATATCACCAATATCCAAGTCAGTTTTATATTCACCGTATGTTGTAATTTGTAGCGGAACTTCTAAGACCCGATTATATCTATACTGGTAAGGTCTTATCATGACTGAGCTTCCAGATCCATGAGCAAGTTCAACACCCATAAAGCGTGAAATAATATCTCCACTGGTGATCATCCGTGCCATTGGTCCTGTATGCCATGAAGATAAGCCTTCCCATCTTATTTCAGAAAACTGTTGTTTACTGAATGTACCATCATAACGTGCTATACCAGTATGAGAACTTCCAACTCGTGCACCTAAATATTTAAGATTGAATTTTTCAATAATAAGATCGTACTGAGGTTGGTTGCCTGGTTCTTTATCTCCCAGCCACGGACTTGCGAGAGGGTATTCATCCGATCTATCAAAATGATCTTCGTATATCATTTCTCCTCCAAGACAACTTGTTAACATTAATAATGCTACTGCGAATAAACCTGCAATTTTTTTCATAATGCTCTCCTTTTTAGAGTCTTATTTGATTATTAATTTTTCTCTTTAAGGTTTTTGCATAATTTTCTTCATCTACTATCTTATCATAAATTACGGTCGAGATGTAGTTCATCCGACAAATTTTTTCTGTTGTGAAAGCTTTGTCTAGAGGATTAATATCTCGTTTTGCATTATTAGCACCAAGAATGAAATATGTTTTTCCCCCTGCTACCTCTTCACCCTCGGGCTTGTCGTTTTGAATAAGTGGAATAATGCTATTAAGTAGCTTGGTCGAATTTATAGTATAGAAAATATATGATGGACGCATATTGCTACTAGCAACTAATGGATCCACACGCTTTCTATGAATTCTTATAGTATTGATGCTCTTTGAAAAATCATCTTCAAATAAATCAGACACATCAATCTGGGCAGACTTGTCGATGCTAAAGATCACAACAATAGTCTGATTATCAACAACATCGAATCTATCATCAAACGTCTCAGATTTTAGATCATATGTATAAAATCGCTCTTTGTCTATCTTATATATGATAGCTTTATCTGTATAAGAACTAAGTTTCGGGACAAAATCTGCAATCTGTATACTAATAAAATTTTCGCTGAATTTATTTTTTAATGGTTTCAGCGGAAAGAAAACTGAGATAAGTTTTGTTGTTGAGGTTTTTTCGGTTGACTTCTCACCAGCCATTTCTTTTTCTCCTTGCTTCAATTTTTATAGAATTCCACCTGTCGGTTCAATTCCTCCTGATCCACCATAGTTTCCGCCATATTCTTCTTCATCTTCTTCAGACATCATTCCTTCTTCTTCCATTTCTTCTTCATCTTCTTCTATTGCAGCTTCTTGATCTTCAGGAGACATTTCTTCTTCACCTTCAGGAGGTTGACCCTGCTCTGCTGCTGCCGCATCGGCTTGCATCTTAGCTTGAGCGTATACAGGATTTAATATAATGTCGCCTGAAGGTAATTCCTTCAATCCATATCTTGCTCGAAGTTCATTAACTGTTACGAGGTATTCTGACTCTTGCTTTTCAAGCCTGATCTTCTGTTCTTCAATGAGGTCTGTATAGCCGTGGAAAGCAAATTCATATTGCCCATCTGTTAGAGGATAAATGATAAATTTATTGATTGTTTTTTCAATAAATCTTAGTAGTGGCACAAGACCTTTGTCTTTTGAGAACTTGATCCTCTCAATTGCAGAAGAGTCGTTCATTGGTCTAGACTGACCAGATACTCCACCTTTGTTTGGGAAGTTAATTTCAACAGGATCTATTTGATATACACCGCAAATTACATTAACAAGATATTCTAACCACCGACCAAATTCCATATCTCTGTTTGATTGGCCGAGGTTAATCCAGTCTACTCCACCTTCAGATGATAGAATCGGTGTCTTCCAAGCATTAGCAACTCCTGTTATTTGAGCGTGCCATGCTCTCCTAAATGCATCCAGCTCTTCTCTTGGTATAGATGAGCCCTTGATATTTATGATTCCCTTTGGTGTTGATCCCTGGGTGAAAAACTTCTTGTTATATTCTTCTCCATATATCTGTGAGGAAATATAATTGAGGGCCATTTCAATTTCGGAAATTCCATATCCGTTGGCTTTAATATCGGTAGTCGGATTTCTAATGGCAAAAGCCATTTCGCTGTGGTCATAAGCAGTATAGAGATTACCATCAATGAACTGAACATAATAAATTCCTTTTTCTATTCTAGTTTTTGGGTCAGATAACCTTATAGTACCTGAATCAACAGCATAAAATGCAGAGGGTTTTCCGGTTTTTGGGTCTTTCACAATTTCAAAACACAGCTGATCAAATGTAAGGCTGTCTCTTATGATTTTTCTTAAAAATGTTCCAAAGTCATCTCTTTGTGGGTCTTTAAGTTTAGTGTCGGTTGAACCACAGTTTTCAATAAACTCATGGATTTCCATGATTGTTCGAACATCTTCTTCTTTCATATTGGCTACTTTTTTGTTTGGGTCGGCTTGCTTCATCATGAATTGGTATTTTCTACTTCTAGGTTCTATCGTGAACCCTATTCTATCATTTGGTACGATATAGGGTGTGGCAAATAGACCGCACTGATTAATTCGAGTATTAATAATAGAAGCTATAACACCGTTTCGGTAAGAAATTTTTCTTAGTAGCTGGTAGCTGAGAGCCCAAGAAGCATTCTTTGTTTTGAATTGAAGATAGTCGAGAACAAAAAGTGGATCATAGAATTTTGTGACAGGAACTTGATCTCTAGCATCTTGTTTATCTAGAACTTTCCCGCCTGATAAAGCTACTTTTTGTGCTTTCTCTATATCCTCTGTGGGGACGTTTGCTTCATCGGCAAAGTCATATTTCAGATTAGATTTAGCAACTGCTGCTGTTTTCTTACGAGCCATTTAATTTACTCCTATTTGAAGATTACTTAATAAACTGTTTCCAATCGATATATTCAGCTGTATCACCAAGAACGATATTATGATCTAATGGGTGCTTGCTGCCTTCATCATAAATTAGCTTCTGTTTATCATAAACTGAAGACTTTGGTTCGTCACTTGCACCAATTCCAAACATATCTTTGTTTACAAACGAAAATTGTGATGACTGCTTTTCATGAATCATTACAAAACAGCCTACTGCTAATGACATAATGCTATCATCTTTCTTTCCTGTTTGTGCTTGTGGTCTACCATTATCACTGTAGACGAATGACAGCATCTGGTCGAGACATTGTCTACTATATAACACTAGCATGTTATTTCTTAGCAGTTCAGCTAAATTGTCAAGAATCAAGGGTCTTGTGGTACTCGTAGTTATGAATCCAGCTTTATTATCTTTTGCCATATAAATATTCGGATAGCGATCAAGAATTTTAATTTGATCCTGCATATAGCCGTTCATAGCCCAATAATTTAATAGATGTCCATGATTATTTCTTTCTATAGCCATCTTTGGATGACCATATAGTGCACCGAGGTGATATAGAAATCTATAGAACTTAGGCATTGTAATTTTATCAGAAATCTCTGCACACATCTCAATAAAAACGGGAGATTTGTTTAGACGAAGCATATGTGCTGAAGAATTATCTGATTGAGGGTTCCCTTCTGCGGGGTCGGCGCATAAAATGTATTGTTCACCTGCAATGAATTTTTTATAGATGGTTATTTTTCCATCCATTTCCATCTTTTTCCATTCTTCGACTTTGTTTTCTTCAATCCATACACCAATTGATTTGATGATCTGACGGTCAAAGAACGGCTTACCTGATGCAATGAAACAAGAAATATCATCTTCTGGATATTCTTGCATGAACTTATCTTTAAGTGAAGCTTGTTTAGCTCTTCTCCAAGCAATTTGTTCAAGGTTAAGGCTATAGACCTTGATCATGCTTTCTTCGTCTTTTTCTAGCGTAGACTTAATGTAATCTTTTTCAGCATCTTCTAAGGTGAATCGATATTCAGGATGGTCAAACCATCTATAGAAATGAGGATATGGGATTTGATTTAGTTTTCTGTTTATGTCGGTTGTGTCTTTTGAGACGAGATAGTCATCATGGAAATGATTATAGCCGTTTGCTGTAGTTTCATATATAATGACGCCGCTGTCTTTGGGAATAGTTTC